ATATAGAACTTTTGCTCCTGATTATCTAATTGCTGTAGATGTAAAAATGATATTAGAGATATCTAGAAGCGGTTATCCTAATACAAACACTGTTTGGACTAATCACAACAAAGCATACACTGAATTAAAGAATATTAACTACTTTCAACCTAGTAAAGGATGGTCAAGTGGTCCTACAGCATTATGGCTAGCGGCTGAACACGAGTATGATAACATTTATATATTAGGATTTGATTACAAAGGTTTAGATGATCATAGTAAATTTAATAATTTATATGCTGACACTAAAAATTACAAAAGAAGCAACGAAGGTGCTACATTTTACGGTAATTGGTTACGACAAACCAAAACAGTTATAAGAGATAATAAAAAAACTAACTTTATAAGAGTTATAGCACCAGATAATTATCAGCCAATTGAACTAAATAATTTTGAGAACTTTAGTACAATAGAGCTTGAAGATTTCAAGAAAATCTTCGAAATCTCGCAATCCTAGCGAAAACGGCTCGTTTTGAGCCTATATCTACATACA